GCCAGGAACATATTAGCACGGGCATTGGCTCAGGAAGTGGCCTAACACTTCCCTAATATGCTGTCACCACAGGCCGCAAGCTCCCTTGTCCCGACCACTCTGGCGGTGGGGCAGCGGCAGTCCATCTGCGGCAGGTTGAGGTTGCTGCCGTAGGCGATGTATAAGGTTTTGCAGCCGGCCGAAAAATTCAGACCAGCTAGTCCGCTTCGCTGTGGCCGATTACCAAGCCTGGGATCTGGCGATAGCCTTCCCGATTGATCCCGGTGGCGATCAGTACCCGGCCATCTTTCCGCACGCGGATTACCAGGGCGTCCACCAACAGAAACGGGTATTCTTGAAGGCCGAGGCTTCGATGGCTCCACTCACGGACGGTCACATCCACGCCCTTACACAACTCCGAAACGGTCCATCGGGAAAACTCCGTCCCGCAAAGCTCCTCCACAATGGCCCTTACTTCGCCTGCATCTATCTATGGAAAACGGGCTTTCCAAAATTGCTCTCAGAAAGCCCGCAAACCCTTATATTTACTGGTCAAAATGGACTTGCATCTATTTCGACCTAAAATTCTGGTGGAGGTTTGCGCTTCATATCCGAACCTATTCTTTACCCCATTAGTATTCGGTATTTCAATAGAAATGTCAAGGCAATAGTTCTCACAACAAAAAAAGACCCTCTGGAATCTTTCTCCAAAGGGTCTTTTCTTGCTCTGTATACTACTGCGAAACTCGCAACCTCTGCCCTATTTGCAGCGTGTCGGTCTGGAGGCTGTTCCACTGCCGCAAATTTGCCACAGACACATTAAACCTTTGGGCAATCCCCCAAAGGGTATCACCACGCACAACTATATACGTTGACGGTGTGGCCGGTGTGGCCTGTGTAGGTTGTGGCGCACGTGCTTCCTGCTCTACCTGCGGCGCTGGAGTAGGCACTGTGCCGCTAATCCGTCTTTGTAGTTCCTCCCAGGGGAACAGGCTCCCCGGACAGGCCGTTGCCGCAACATCACGGTGACGGATTACAGTAATTTGTTGCCCCAGCCTGCGCCTGATGTCTCCAATCAGCCATACAAGTGCGTCCATCTGTGCTGCTGTCGGTACTCTTGTTTCAAAGTTCCCCGTCAGGCTTATGCCTATGCTGTCACTGTTAGCATTCCCGGAGTGTACTCCCACAACGGCTTCCGGCCTGCCGCGTTCTATCTGTCCATTAGCACGAATGACGTAATGGTATCCTATACCTGTCCATCCCCTGTCCAGGTGCATTTGATGTATTTGCGCTACGGAATTATCCGCGCCCGCTGTGTGATGTACGATAATGCGCTTGGTCAAACGTCTGTTTGTGTGCGGGCGGCGAAAAGTTAACCGCGATTCAATTATCTGCATCATACTCACCGCCCCTATTGTCAAGGCTAAATCCCATTACCTGCGTTTGCGTAGGCTCTGCCTCTCCTGTTCGTACCCTTGCAGCATCAACTATGCCTTCCCCGATGATGTAGGCAATCAATGTGGATGCTGCCGTTATCATTGCCACAACTTGTTCAATGGTCAGGTCATTAACACCGAAGGCAACCAGCATTGCAGTAATAAATCCGATCACCGCTACCCAAAACTTTCTGCTGGTCAGTTTCTGCGCCCAGTTAATTTTCATTTTCCCCAGCCCCTTTCTTGATTTTTTGTTTCTTGATACTTGACAACATCCATAGTTCACCCGTGGTAAAGGCAAACCATGCGCCAATCAAAGCCATTGGTTCACTGCCTACTTTCAAGAACACATAGAGAACGGCAATAGTGAACAGGACGTTCAGCAACACCACTGCCGAAACAATGACTTTGGAAAAATCATTTTTCTTATTCGCTTTCACGATAACCACCCAATCTTTTGCAATACTTTTCGCAATTATCTATTCTCTTGTGTGCCGATTTTGACGATTCTTCTACCTTCACAAGCCTTTCCGAAGCGTCTTTCATGTCTTGCTTGACATTGCCCAGTTCACTTTTAATTTCAGTAATCCCATTCCCAATGTTTTCAAGCTTAACAATTACAGTTGTCATTTCTGAAACGTCCCTCTTAACGTCTAAGTCACTGTTTCTTTTCAAATTCACAATCCCTTGATAAATCGCAAATGCAAGGGACACCCCAGAAATTAATAGAGCTACCTCAATAGTCATGTCATAAGCACCACCCTTTCAAGAAACAACCCCTCCACAAGCCACCTGTGAAGGGGTTTATTTTAAATTATTCTGTTACAATCACTTGAACCGGATTTTTCAGGTCGTATTCCTCTTGCGTCATTTTACATAATTGCCCTTCGACAAGTTCGTATAATTTTATTTCGTCCCGATTCGCTTCTAAATAATCCCATAATTCTGCTGTAATCTCAAAATAAATAGTATCTGATTGTATAAACTCATCAGGTACAGTCGTGCGAAGTAAATGAGGTGATACATCGTGCGGGAATATTAAATAATACTTATCTGTAGTCATATGTCTGCCTCCTTTATACCGCTGTATACATATCGTATGTTGTAATATCCGACCATCCTGAATGGTTGTTCCGATGCACTCTCAAACCACGCAACGCAACGCCGGTACTAATGTTAACCGTTCCATCATTGCCAACGAATTGATGTATTTGTGCAACGTTGGCAAGGGAGAACAGCGTATATATGATGCCGCTCCACGTCCGGTACTGTGACAAAGGAATAATAAAAGTATTTGTGTTATTTGCGACGTCATAATTACCTGTAGTTGCACTTACATCAAGCTGTTGGTTGACGTGCCTTGTAAATAGGGCAGGTGCTGCATTCATAGTAGAAATTATCGTTGCTCTTCTGGATTGAATCGCTGATGTTATGGTAACGCTTGCACTTGCGACTTTGATAATACTGTTTAAAGCCGTGGCACTGGCTGCTACTGCGTTCATCGCCACGCTGGAGGCTGCTACTGCGTTCATCGCCACACTGGAGGCTGCTACTGCGTTCATCGCCGTGGCACTGGCTGCTACTGCGTTCATCGCCGTGGCACTGGCTGCTACTGCGTTCATCGCCACGCTGGAGGCTGCTACTGCGTTCATCGCCACACTGGAGGCTGCTACTGCGTTCATCGCCGTGGCACTGGCTGCTACTGCGTTCATCGCCGTGGCACTGGCTGCTACTGCGTTCATCGTGTTAAGCGTTCTGTGTGGGTCAAATGCCGGGCCTATTAAGTCACGTAATAATTGTCCACAAATGCCGTTATTATCCGCTACGGCAAACGGGTCAACAACTCTATCGCCGACAAGTCCAGCAACAAGGCTATTAGATAGTCCTCCTCCTTGTGTAGCTGGAGGTATACTCACAATTCTTGCCATATTACACTACCTCCTCTACGCCGTAAGCGGTCAGGATTACGTCTGTCCCTACATCTTGTAAGGCTGCTAAAACTTGTCCCGCTGCAAGTACGATTTTACTGCTGTCGATAATCTGCGTCCCATTTGCGGCGATTTCAATTGATGGTACTATGTTATTTGTTGCCGCCGTACCGTGCGCTCTTAATGTCACCCTCCGTGCCGTAGTCGTATTATTGTTTGCAAGCCATATTTCGGTTATTTGTGTTCGTCGGCTTGCAGGAGTTGTATATACAGCCGCCACTGTTGCGGTCAGTGCTACTTGTGCCAATCTCATTGGTGTCACTTACATCGCCCCCATTCTGATTAATGTTCTAAGGTTGTTAATTTGCGTGAATGACGCTATGTCACCCGCCGCTATACCATCAGCAACCTGTGCCCTGCCGTTTGCGTCTCTGTGGATAAGAGTATTAGGAGTAGCAGCTACAGCAGAGCCGTGTGTACCAGCAGCCGTTAGTGCTGCGTGAGTAGTGACGGTATCCAGTCGCGCTATATCTGCTGCCACGGCGGGAGCGGCAACCTGTGCCCTGCCGTTTGCGTCACGTAGCATGAGACGGTTAGCTGTGGGTGTAGCTACGGCAGAATGAGCAGTGGTTAAATTGGCGTGTGTTGTCAATTCGCTTGCAAGTGCCATGTCCGGCTCATGGAATTCATTCCCGTGGATACTCATACCGCTGTTGTCTACTCTGGTATTTACTGCTTTTATTTGCGTGTCGATGATGTCGGCGTTTTGATTAAATTGGTTAATGTCATAGAATTCATCCTCTGCCGGTTTAATTAAGCCATAATTTGGCGTGTTGGTTGGCATTACGGTAACACCTCATTTCTTATGTGATGATGGGTATAAGCGTTCAATTGGGCATGAGTAAAGGCTGCAAGCGTCATGTGCTGATTGTAAATCAGCTTTAAGTCAATGACTAAATTTGCAGGAATAACTCTTTGGAGCAAGGCATCAACATCATTAAAGCTGTTTTTAGCGATAAGATTTACTTTGACTTCAATGGTATAGACAGTGTTTTGCAGTGTTACAGAGTAGCCCTCTTGTCCGCATAGCGCAGTTAATTGTTCATGCAATCTCTTTAGAGTATAGGGTAACTGTACGCCTATCCGTGCTAATACAAGAAATTGCCTGTCTGCTAATGTCCGTGTTGCCTGTGGGATAATCTCAAGGAGTTTTTCCCACCTTTCAATTCCCATCTCGTTTGTGTGCATCACGAACAGATTATCAAGAGTATCTTCAATGGCAGTCCATGTATTAACCATTTCCGGCTGTTCAGCGTCCATTATGGCTTTGTATTCCCTGATTTCGCGGATTATGCCGGGCAGATAATCAATTAGTTGCCTATCCACTCAAAGCCCCCCTTACGGGTATACTGTCAGCGTCCAGCAGTAAATTTGTTGCGCTGCCATTGATGGTTGTACCCGTAATATCAATCACGCCCGGTAAATCCAGTATACGAGTTTCAATTTGGCTGATGCGCACTATCAAATTACTTGTGTCTGCCCATGACTTTGATAGTTCAAGCAAGTAGGCATCGATCACAGCTCTGGCATGTGGTTCAAGTGCTGCCCAATTCCAGCCGCTGGCATAGGTTATAACGGTTGATATGTTTACTGTCGTAGCGGATACTCCCGCGACAGTCACCACGTGCCCTATAGGAGCAATCCCAATACCTTGCCCTTGGTTTTGAATAGGGTCTACTGCTGTCTGCACATCATTTAACAGTGCCGCGCTCGGTACTCCAAAGTTAGAGTTAATAATAACAAGCCTGACTGTCCCGCCTCCTGCATGGACGGGATATACTTTCACCCCGCCGACCCCGTTTATTGCATTGACTTTGCTTTTATAGTCAGAGATATTGCCGCCGAAAGCTTGCGGGTTTAAACTGTCAAAATATCGCTGCCTTAGTGCTTCAGTTTCTTCTTCATCTTCTCCAGGAATAAGGACGGCAGTCAATTCGGCACTGGTCAGCCCCTCGATGTGGTCAATTGGAATCAGCGTCCCAAGGTTATGGTTTCCAACGTCTCCGGCTGTTTCGCACTCCATGCGATATACGCCCAGTGCGATACGTTCTGCTGCCTGATAATTCAAAGCACCCAAAGAAAACCTTGCTCCTACCGGCACATCAATATTGAATCTGCCTTCCAGTATTGCTTTTGTTGCTGGCTTGGGGATTATTCCGCGTTCCGCGCATCGCCTTATTAAAAACTCTCTTGTTTGAGTATCCGCGAATGATTCATCCAAAATAGTGCCAAGCTCAATATAAATTTGGGCAATTTCGGCTGCGGCCGGTGCCAGTGCGT